TTTTAGCTTTTCTTTCTTGGTTTTCTTTCATTTCTTTCTCCTAAGTTATCGTTATTGTAACATCTGCCACTACTGTAGTGACTACTAAATCATTAGGTGTAAACTCATTTGCAGGAGGTCTCGCTCCACCTACTGGGTTATACCCCCACTGTATATCTCGTGACCCTGTTATATTGTTATCATTAAAACTCTGGTCAGGTCTTGGGTTCCTTACAGCTTGCGGATCACTTACAGGATACATTCCTTGTAAATTTTGTGGCTGATCAGGGTTCCAACATTCATTACACGCTAGTATATTAGTTTTTGTTTCTCTTACAAATAAACTTTTTAAAGTCCTTAGTTTAAATTGAAAACCACAAACATCACAGTCTGCAATAGCGTTCTTATTAGTTGTAAACTTGTTGCTCATTATTTACCTTTAAGATAATTTCTGTCCATAATAACCGTACCACCACAATTCATCTTTTTAACTTTGCCGCCTTCTCTAAAATTTCTTTTTTTAGCTTTGTCATACCCTTCTTTAGTTTTTCTACTCATTTCATCACCCTGTCTTTTATACGCTGCTTTCTCTTCTGGAGTTAATTTTGCAAACTCTTCTAGTGGCATATTTAGTTTTCTTTTCTTTTTTGCTTTAGGTACTGATCCACCTTCTTCCATGTAACCCATTTTGTTACGTACGGGTGTAGGTAACTTTCCTAAACTTTTCTTTTTATTTGCTGGTACTTCTTTCATCTCAATCTCCTAAACGTATGAGGTTCTTGGTGTTATAGATAATGTAGCTTTTTCTCTATCTTCTGTAGAAGCAAGTAGCCACTGCTCTTCATATTCTGCTTTTAAAAATTGTACTCTGTCTCCAGCTTCTGGAATCTTAAGAGATAAGTAATAAGCTAATCCTGCTACCATGCACGGTAAAAATCTAAATGGGATATGCTGTGTGTTAACGCCTGTACCCGCATCATCAATTCTTTTTAGCATCCAGTAAACAAAGGTATAACTTGCGTCATTAGGAATAGGCCACATAGTGACTGTAGGTATTTCGGCTTGTCTGTCTATATATACTTGTATCGGTCTGCCCGTGTCGTTCTTACTTGGGATAGATGCATAAGTAGGATTTGACACCCTAGAAATAGCTATGTCAGACTGAGTTGTTCCAGACCCAGTTCTTATGACTTGGCTCATGAGGTCGATGGTCGTCGCGGGCAAATTGTAAGTGGCTGTACCGGCAACTAATGCTATCTGTCCTTGTTCAACAGTCCATAAGTTGATTCCTCGGTTAGCCCATTCTATTGTCAGTAAGTTTAAGCTACGTGTAGCTGTCCTTAAATCATATCCTGTTCTAAGTTCTGATCCGCATCTTTCAAACGCTTCTTCTACAAGAAGGTTTAGATCTAGATTAAATGCATGTGTACTCGTTGTAGTCATTACATCTCCTTTTCTATTTGTCTAACGACTGTACACTCTTCTGTTATTACATGTGTATGAACCGTTGGCTCTATTGTATCAAGATAGTCCCCACCAATAAAGGCAGAGATTAAAGCGGCTATACTAATTATAAATTCTTTAGTAGCCATCATGCTTTCTTTCTTGTCGTCTTTTTACGCCTAAGTGAAGCTACTCTACGTGGCTTCCCTGCTGGCTGCCCAAGTCTTTTCTTTTGAGCTATTCTAGACTTCTTTTGTGCTGCTGTCATTTCTCCAGATGTCTTTGGAGTTTTAGCAGATACTCGTTTACTAGGTCTGCAATAAGGTGTACCACGTTTATCACCTTTTTTCCTACCACAAGCTTTGCCTGTCTTTACATCTTTCCAGTCTTCTTTGAACCACCGTTTTAAAGCGGCTCCTTTAGCTGTCTTTCGGACTGCCATTATTTACCTTTCTTTCTACATTTAGCGATAGCACCAGAAGCATAAGCACTAGGAAAGACTTTATAACTTGCCTTTACTTTTTTATAGCACGCATCTTTTACAGTACCACCTTTTTTCATTTTTTTAGGGTTTATTATACCCATCCCACGAGAAGCTCTCATTAGACCATACGGCCTTTAGTATGACCTCTTTGTGCAATACCGTCTGCGCGTTTAGATGCTGAACCAACTTTTCCGCCTTTCTTGTATGCTTTGACTTTACCACCGCCCATCATTTTTTTACCTTTAGCTTTCATAGGAGCTGAAGATCCACCTGTTCTTGCTCTTTTAGAATCTGTCATAGCTTTATCAAAGTTTCTTTTTTCAGGACTGCTCACGGGTTTACCCATCATAGCTCTTCCAGCTGCATCTGCCATTTGAGATTTAGTCATTTTTTTCTTATTCTTAGCCATAGCACGACCTTCTTTATCTTTCATCATAGAAGTCATAGAAACACCGCCGCCTTTCTTATATCCTACTTTACCACCAGCTTTTTTGTTTTTAATTTCACGAACAACACGAGCTTTTTCATCTTTAAGATTTCTTTTGCCTTTAGCAGAATAACCTTTTTCAGAATCAACTCTACCTAATTCTTCAAGTTCATTCATGCGAGAAGTGTTACCACCTTTTTTCATTTTTTTAACCTTACCGCCTTTTTTCATACCGCCCATAGCAGCTCTTTTTTGTTGAGCTTCCATAGCCATAGCCATCCTAGGGTCCATTGCTTGAGCACCGGCTCTGTCAGCCATTGCTCTACCACCCATATTCATTTTTTTCGTTTTCATGCTTTTCTCCTTAGTGAACTCTCGTCCGATTGATTGTTTAACTCCTACTTTCTTAGCAAACTTAGGGCTTTTAGCCACCGCCTGCATAAATTTTTGTTGCTTTTTACTTACGGCGGGCATTGTTAATCGCCTCTTTGTGTTTCTTTGCTTTTCTGTTTGCTACCATTTTCTGAATAGTTTTAGTTTCATATATCCTAATTCCAGTCCATACAATAGTAAAGATTGCAGCGACGTAGGGAAGCCATGATAACAAAGTTCCTACTGCTGTAAATATAGACGCGAAGTCTAATAAGTGTTTCGTCGAATCATCCATTTTTAACATTTCCATCGTTTACGTGCTTGACGCAATCTAGAGTTAGGGTCTTTAGCAGCTTTAGGAAACTTCTTCATCTGTCCTGCAGATCTTGCACAAAATGACTTACGTCTCTTTGCATCTTTAGAACCTTTCTTAACTTTCCCTGTTACCGCTGTTTTAAGTTTGGAACCTGGGTTTGCTTTCCGGTAGGCTTTAACACCCTTCGTTGTCATCCCCGCTCCTGTTTTAGTCTTTCTAAAGTTACCTGACTTAACCGAAGTCTTTATTCCCATTCCCTTTTTTCTAGGTGTTGCCATCTATACACAATCTCCTAATGCTTCAAACCAGCGCCTCAGTTCTTCGAGGCGATCATCATTCTTAATCGGTTTGGGCTCTTCATCCATATTTTATGCACAGAACAACGTGTAGTCTGTTGAAGTAGCTAATGTCACTACCGCAAAGTCATTTTGTTGTTGACCTGTCAGAATACCTTGTCCTGGTAATGTTAAGAATTGAGTTAACGTAGCTCCTGCTGGTGTAGTTATATCTAAAAGACTTTCTACAGCTACTGTAGGATACGCAGAAGTTGTGTAGCTAAATCTATTTACTTTTAAACTTCCAGCACCTGCGGCACTAAGAATATAAAAGCCTTTAATTCTACATCGAGGTAAAGCTAAATCTCCTGTTGTACCTACAGAAACAGTGCCTGCGGCTGCAGCACTAATTACAATACTATCTACTCTTGAATAAAAATAAGCAGAGGTAACTGCACCAGCATTTCCACCGGCTAATACTTCAGGATTATTGGGATTAGGAACTTGTCCTTGCTGAGTAAGTTGTCCTACAATAGCACCATTAATAGTAAATGTAATACCACTATCATTTCCAGCAGAAGTAATTATCACTTTGTACCCTGCGCCTTCTTTAGCGACAACAGGGTTAGTGTTAGTTAATGTTAATGCTCTAGGAAATGCTCCTCCTGTAACAACTGCCGCAGTCTTAAAAAATGTAGCTGAGGTAGATGGATTAATCGACCAAATATCTGTCTGTTCCATGTCTATCTCCTATTTAAGCAGTACGTGTAATAGTATAAGCAGTAGCGCTA